TGCCAACCGCCTTGATTTTCGTCAAGATGGCTTCGATTTCTTCATATTCGTGCCAAAGCGTATCCTCGCGGGCGTTCTGCTTCTGCTTCTTCCGCACCGGGAAGTTGCCAGCACCGCACACAAGCACAGAGGGGCAGCTTGCGCCGTTCCGGTTGTGGTCGTCCGTCCACTGTGCAAGGCGGCGGGCGTAGCTGTCAAGCAGCGCGTCCAGCTTTTCGTGATAGTATGGGCTGACTTTCTGCTTCTTTTCTTCGACCAGCGCGGCGGCTTTGTCCACGCTGGCACGGTATTCTCTGGTTGCGTAGCCGTCCGGGTAGGTGCTCATGCTGCGCATATCGTGGGAAGCACGGGCCAGATTTTCGTTGATGGGATAGTATGTTGTCATAATTCGTTTGCTCCTTTTCGTGTTTCGTGTTGTGCCTTTCGGCTGGGATCGGGTCGCTTTACGGTGCGGCCCGTCAAGGTATCCGGCGCGGATCAGATGCACCACGGCGCGGCGTTGTACGCTGCATTCTGCTGGGCGGCGAATGCGTACAAGTGGTTTGAAGTCTTTACAAGCGCTTTCTGTAAATTCGTGTCTGCCGTGGCCTGTTCTTCGCACTGGTAAATGTAGCAGTCAAGCAGCTTCAGGAATTTGAAGAAATCAGCATCGAGAAAATAATGCTTGTTGTAGTCCAGACGGTGCAGCAGGTGCGGCACATTGTCCGGCATGGCTGGCACTTCGTCGGTTTCGTCCGGCTCGACCTTATAGCGCCCTTCATACGCCGCTTCGTTGTGCCGGTACAGAACGGGGTAGATTCGGCGGTCGTCATACAGAAAATCGTGCGGGTATCTGCAAGCGCCCAGCGCGTCGCGCAATTCGTCGGCGGCGGAAAGCTGGCACATTTCGGATTGATTGAGCAGGTACGACAGACCGTGCGCAACGGTGGCGATGTGGGCGGGGGAAAGCATCATGCAAGACATAAATTCAAGCCTCCTGTTTTCGTTTTTCGTGTTTCGTGACGATCCCCCGGCGGGGTGCCGGTGGGAAGTGGGGCGGGGCCGCTTTGAGCGGTGCGGCCCTGCTGGGGTCTCCGTTTCGTGTTATGCAAAGCAAAGCTGCTGCACGGTGGGAACCATTTCGGGGGTCTTTGCCTTTTCCAGATTGTCAAGGGCCATTACAAACGCGGCGGCTTCGCGGTCGCTGCTGATAAGGTCGCCCATGTATTTATTGAACTTCTGGACGGTGGCGGCAAACTGGGAATCGTTGGCGCTCATTTCGTCGAACTTGTCCACGGCGTCGTAAAACTCGCCGCTCTCGTGGTCGTCGTCGGTCTGGTACAGGCGGGAATAGTTCTTGACGAAAGCGTTTTTCAGTTCTTCCATGTCCGGCCCGGTGGGTTTCGTTTCGGCTTTCTTTGCCGGGGCCTTTTTGGCGGTGCGCTTCGTGGCCTTTTTCGTGGGCAGCGGATCGACGTGCACCAGTTCCGGCAACTCGTGGTGTTCTTCGGTGATGATCGGGGCGGTGGCTTCGGCCTTTGCCTTTTCGGCGGCGGCTTTCGCTGCTTTCCGTTCGGCTGCCAGCTTCTTGTTATACTCGATGATTGCAGCGGTCGATCCAAACCGGCCAGCCGGGGCGGGCTTGCTGCTTTCAACCTGTAAGCAACTGAACAGGTGCGATTTCGTGGGGTAGTAATGCGGATCGGGGGCCGCTTCCTTGCCCTCTGCCGCTGCTTTTTCTCGCTGCTCTTTGCTGGGCTTCGTGGTGTACTTCCAGAGGTAGCAGCAAACAAGATGCTTTTCACCCTTTTTGACGCTCTTACCCTCTTTCTTCCAGTGGTCGAACGTGTGCAGCTCGTCGGCTGCAAGCATGATTTCGACATCGGCCACGGTGGCGGGCTGTTCGTTGCCGTTCTCGTCGGTGGTTTTGCAAGCGGCGGCAATGGCGGCGATCTCGTCCGGGGTGTGGTGCGCGGTGGCGATGGCGTGCAGGGTGGCAGGGTCAAGCCGGGCGGCTTCGTTGCGGATGATCTGATTGTTCGTCATGGTAAATACTTCCTTTCAATTTTTGTTGTGGTTCTTCCCGGCGGGGCCGGGTGGATGGGATCGGGTCGCTTTTCGGTGCGGCCCGTCAAGGTATCCGGCGGGGATCATGCGAGAAGTTCAGCGGCGGCGGTTTGATAGTCGGGAAACTCGTAGAACGCGCACTGTTCGTCGTTCGTGTTCTCGTTCGTGATGCGGGCGACGATCCGCCGCCCCGTGTTCATGTCCCACCCCTCAAGCCGGAACCCGGCGGACAACAGGCGGCGGGCGGCGTGGTTTTCGTTGCGGCATTCGTTGCGGATTTCTTCAAGGGTTTTCATGTTGTGCGCTCCTTTCGTTCAATCGTCGATCCCGTCGCAATCGTGACAATACAGGGCATCAATAACGCGGTCGTCGCTGAAATCGTCCGGCGTTCCGGCGGCATCCACCACCAGTTGCACCCGGTCAAAAATCCGAAGATCGGTTTCGTTATCCACGGTAAAAAACCAGTCGTCGCCGTCCAGCGCGTCGGTGCACCAGACTTCAACGGCGTTCCCGTCGTCGGTGGCGGTCATGCCCTGCACAACGGCCGGGGCAATGTACCGGCCCAGCGGGCCGACGGTGTAGGGACAGACAGCAGCGGCGCGGGGTGCGCCTGCCAAAAGGGCAGCGGCCAGAGCGGCAGCGGTGATGATTCGTTTCATGGTTCATATCTCCTTTTTGCTTTCGTGGTGTGTGTTCGGCTTTCTCCCGGACGTTTCCGGGGTGGTGGGATCGGGTCGCTTTTCGTGGTGCGGCCCGTCAAGGTATCCGGGGGTCATGCGTAAATTTCATTGAACACTTCGACGGCGTTCCATTGCACCGCCTTTTCACGCTGGGCAGCTTTCGCGGCGTTCTGGTCGCCGCCGTTGGCTTTCAATGCCATATAGAAAGCATCAACAAGGGCGGCTTTTTGCCGTTCGCGTTCCCGATATGCGGCGATCTGTCCAGCGTCATACACCTTGACCGCCCACGATTCATAGTGAATCGGGGTCAATGTTTCATGGTGCAAGCCCTTGCAGCGGTTCAGAACGGCAACGATCTTCCCGGCATCCTCATAAGTTGGGGCGGCGATGATGTAGCAAGGGACAGCGGCGCGGGCTTGCTTCTCGATGTTCCACCCGTGCCGGGCGGCGATCTGGTTTACTTTCTTGTCAAATGCGGTCATGTTCTCAATCTCCTTTTGATTTTGGTTTTGACCCGGCGGAATGCCGGACCCCATGAGCGCCCGCCCCGTTTGGGGCGGCTGGACTTGCACCAGCGGCGGCGGATGCCGTCGGCCTTGCGGGGCGGGCTTGACTTCACTTCCTTTCGGTGGTAAAATCAGATTGCTTGAAAAAGTGCTTGTTCATGCGAACAAGTAGGCTGTTAACCGGTGGTGCGGTTGGCAGCCTTTTTCTTTTGCCATTCAGCCATCAGCGCGGCCCAAACGGCACGCTTGACGGCTTTTGGCAGCTCGAAAAAGTGCTTATTCATGCGGCTTTTCTCCTTTCGGCTTATTCGGCTTGCTAGCACGTTGCGGTGTCGCTTGCCGTGGCTGTATTCTAGCACCGCAACGTGTCGCATGTCAAGCACGTTGCGGTGTTTTTGGCGTTCTGCACAAATTGCACGTTGCGGTGTTGTGCAATTTGCACGTTGCGGTGTCTGCTGGGTTGTGCTATATTATATTTAATAAATAAGCAAGGGGTAATAATATGCCGGTATCTGACGCAAAAAGACGTAACAACGATAAATACAACGCAAAGTGTGACCGCATTACAGTTTGGCCGCTCAAGCCAGAGGGGGCAGCGATTCGCGCCGCCGCCGCGGTTGCGGGGCAAAGTCTGCAAGGATATATTTTACAGGCTGTGCGGGAACGTATGGCAAAAGAGGGCCAGCCGTTGACGCTGGACGATTTGCCGGGGGCTGATTCCGTGGGCGGCGATTCCGTGAAACCGTGAAAAGCGGGGAAGAAGGGGGACTATAGGGGGTTACTGGGGCGGCATATAGCCTAGTTAACCCTTACCACTGCAGCGATATGCCGTTAAGTGAAGAATCTGACCCCTCCGGCAAACGGCAAAAACAGCCCTGCACCGGGGCGACAACAGCAGCAGAAAAGGCCGGGACGACCGAC